ATTCACGTTCTCTATTTTGTTTCCATTGTTTAGTTGCAGATATACTTCCAGCTTTTATTACATTACCATTTTCAACATTCATTCTTCCTGCGGTCTGTCCTCCTTGTATAGAGCCTAATTTTTTTATAGAATATTTATATAAGTCTCCATCTTCTAAACCTTTAATTTCTATATTTTTCCACTCTTTATTCATAAAATTATATTTGGTTTTTAACTAATGTTTTCCAATTAGTTGGAAAGTTATTTCTCATATCAGCAATTTTGGTTGCAACCCTTGGAGTAATTTCTGATAAACTTTCCCAATTTTCTTTAATATAATCAATTGTATCGTTTTGTACTTTAATAGAATAACCACCTTCTTTACCTTGACAAGATTTACCTAACATATCACAATCCTCAATAAGATATAATGTATAAGATAATTTTTCTTCATTAGTTAAATATACTTTAATTTGATTAAATCTACTTCCCATAGCATTCCAATGTGATTTAGCTTTTTTAGATATATCTTCAATCGTATCATTTGTAATCCAAATAAGAGAACCATCAAAAGAAAATCTATTTGGAACATTGTTTTCACGCATCAATTGATTTGGAATTTTTTCCCATGCAATTTCTCTTTCATCTTTTGTTACTTCGGTTGCACCTTTAATCATATCCATAATTGCATTTCTTTCACCTGTTGGTTTGTGTATAATATCACAATCATCTAATACAACTAATTTACCTTCATGTCTAAATTTGAATAGAATAACATATAATGCTGCAGCAGATATAGATGCACCTTTTACATAATAAACATCTTCAGGTGCTAATCCCATATCAAATATGGCCGTTTTTACCCAATGGGTTTTACCAGTACCGGCATCACCACTAACTAATATTGCTTTAATTGCTGAATATCTATTTTCTACGAATGATTTGGTCATTATATATACTGACTCAAATTTGTCTATTACTTTGTTTACAATAGGGTTATTACTTTTTTTCATCTTATTTGTTTTTTAATTGTTTACGAATTTTACTTATACCGAATATGATTATTGTTATCGGTAATACGAATGTGTTTATTTTGTTTAATTTATTTAATTGTTTTACAAATGATAACAATTCTCTTTTTGTAAAGTTTTCTGTGATTAAAGTAATTCCACATTCATTATCGTCTTTATCAAATATCCAATAATATGTGCCAATTAACTTATAATCACTCCAACCTATCTTTTCCCACTCGTCAGTAAATAATCCTACACGATAAGGTAATTTTGGATTGTGTATTCTTTCAGGCCCTACTTTGTAGCCTAATTTTCTAAATTCACTTTTAAGAAACTTAAAGTTTTCTTTTAATTTGATACTAATGTAATCTGCCATAATTTTTTCTTTTTTTGTGTGTAATTTTCACTTTGATTTTTTGTAATAAAAAGGGGAGTATATTTCAACTCCCCTATATTGTGTTTATTTAGATAATGGTTGTAGGTTATCACCATCTAACCATTCGTTTGCAATCTTATAGAATACTCTTTCTATTAGTTTGGTTCTTTCAATCTCACCAACATCATTTAATGGGTGTGAACTATCATACATCCATACTTTTTCAATATCCCTATGAACTTCACTTTGTAGTTTTTTGTAATCTTCTAATTGTGTTTTTAGAACTTTTTCATTTTCTTTAATAGCTTTTACTTTTCGTTTAAGTAAAACATTCTCTACATAAAGTTCAGCTCTTTCTTTCGCCATTCTTTCTAATTCTTGTTTATGTGACTCTTCTTTTCTTTTCAATTCCCACTCTAATTGTTTTTCATTAGTCCATTCGGAAGTTCCTTTGAATTGTTCTAATGCTCTATCTAATTCGGTTACTTGATAATTCTTTTTTGAAGAATGTAAAGGTTTATCATTTAATATCATTTGAGACCTATTTTGTAATGTTTCTTCTTGTTTATTTTTTGTTTTGAAGAAATCATCAATTTGTTTTTGTGTTTTTGACATAACTTTTTGTTTTATATATTATTGATTGTGTAATTGTTGTAAATCTAAATCCCATACCATTTTTATAAAGATATCAAATAGAAGTGTGTAATCTTCTTCATTTGAATATGTAAGTTCAAAAGCTGAAAGTAATTCTTTTTGAGAATTTAACCAAACATAACATTTATTTCTATATTCATTAGTCATTAAATCATTATGTTCATTTAATTGTTCATCAGTTAAGAATTGATTTTTCCAATCAAATTGCTCACTTTCTGAAAATAGATTATACATCTTATCATTATCTAACATACTTACTACGGTATAATGATTTCTTAAAGGTATATAATTTATCATAGTTTCTATTTTTATTAACTCTATATCATTGGCAATATATTCACCAAACTCCGAAAGGAATTTATTTAATGGTTTACTAATAATATCCATTTGTTCTTCATATGGAATAGATTGATTAATCTTTTGTGAAATACTTTTTTTACTCATTTTTACTTTGTTTGTCATATTATAATTTTTTTACATACCATACCTTAATTGGTTGGTGATATACCAAAGATACGACAATTTTTGATACTGGCAATAGGTTTTTGGAACTATTTTAGGGGTTTTTCACAACTCGTTGATACTGAGGGACTTATAAAGCGTTGGTTATCAACACTTTATGCAATATTACATGAGTGGTAATTAGGCTTGATAAGTGGTAAAAATTAAGGATAAATGGTCATATATGTAAGTCATTGATAACCAAACAGTTAGTTTTAGAGGGTAAAAATGGTGTTTTTTAGGTATTTTTTGCTTTTTTGAAAAACTAATACTTATATTTGGTAGTTTAATATATTTGTCGTATATTACACATATCAAACAAAAAACATATAGTGTTGGATACTATATTAAAGATAACGGAAGAAATTCCAAAACACACCCCTGAGAATTATGAAATCCAACTTCATAGTTCAACGGGGTTTTTAATTTTATGAATACGATTATTTACAAAACGCATTTTGAGTTGATGAATACATTAACAGATGCACAAGCAGGTTTACTTATTAAAGCAATTGGAATATATTGTAATGGAACAATGCCTGTATTTACTGACCAATTAGTACAAGGTATCTTTTTAGGTTTAAGACATGACTTTGATACTCAAGCTGTAAACTATGAAAAGAAAAAAGAAGCTAATAGGAAAAATGGTAAGTTAGGTGGTAGACCCAAACAAACCGAAGATAACCCACAAAACCCAATGGGTTATTTAGAAACCGAACAAACCCAACATAACCCACAAAACCTTAAAGAGAAAGATATAGATAAAGAGAAAGATATAGATAAAGAGAAAGATATAGAGAAAGATATAGAGAAAGATATAGCTAACAGTACTGGTAGTATGTTAACTGATAAAATATCTAGACAAGATAATCTTGCTGAAATACTTGATAATATATTTGGAAATGAAAAATAATTTGACTATATTTGAAAGATAATATGTTCTTATAAAAGACAGGATTAAAAAATACTTTATCGCTATTCAGCATTACATTATAAAGTTCCTGTTCAACATATTATAGGTCAGGAGCGAGTGCCATCGGTTCCTGACCTTTTTTATGCTTTTTATTTTTCACGATATATATTAGTATACGATTTGGTAAATTAAAATATTTTTCGTATATTGTATAAACACAAAACATAAAACCGATGGCAAATCAAAAAGAATGTAAATGTTGTGGTAAAGTAAAAGACACCACACAATTCAGCAAATGTAAGTCAAATAAAGATGGTTTACAATTCAAATGTAAACACTGCAATTCAAAAGACAATCATAAATTTAGAACTGAAATAAATCCTGAACACCATGCAAAGTGGCAAACTACTAATTGGGATAGGTTTATGAATTATATGAGAAAGTATAGAAAGGCTGACAAGAATGGTATTATATATTCAATAACAAATCCAGAAGGTGAAGTTTATATTGGAATGTCAGAAATGTTTTTGAAAGTTAGAATGATTGAACATAGAAAACATTATAGACAATACAAAGAAGGTAAAAGAGAATCACTTCCAGGTCTGCATGATAGTTTTGACAAGTATGGTATTAAAAATCATAAGTTTCAAACTATATTTGAATCAGAAGGTATTGATAGAAAACAATTAGAATATATAGAAAGAAGCTTTATTGAAGCAGTAAAACAAACAGGCAAATCATTAAATAAAAGACATTGGTAATTATGAAAAAAACAATTAAATGCATAGGATGCTTCATTAGATTAGGAAGCATTTTAGAACACATTATAGGGTTAGTAACTCTTGGATGGGGAAAACATACGGCAAGTTGGGTTGCAAGGAAATTAGGATACTCTAATTGCGGTTGTGATAGACGCAGAGTATATCTTAATCAATTAACATGTAAAAGTTATTCAGAAACAATTAGTATATTATAAATTAAAAACAAATGCAAACAACAAAAGCAAAATTAGACGGAACATTCGGTTACACATTAGAAACATCAGACTTTGACAAAGATGCATTATACTTTGTAGATTGGCAAAACTTAAAAGGAGTAGAGGATTTAGTTTTAATCTTCGCATGTATGGGATTATCATTTTCAGGACATCATCCACACTTTGAAACAATTAAACATTTATTAGACTTATCTAATCCTGTTAAACCAAATCAACCTACACCTGCACAACCAAAAGCAATGGATTTGAAATTACCTAAAATGAAACAAGTTAAGTAATGAATGAATTAAATCCAGAAGCACTCTTACAACTTAAAAATGAATTGAGTCAAATAGGTGCATACTTACCAGAAAACAAAGCACCTTATATTTGGGATACATTTAATCATATTAGAGGTGAGCAAGAACTTCGTCCGTGTACTTGCGCATCCGCAGGAGGACATTGGAAACGTGCAATCGATTTCTTACATGATTACGCAAAAAATAGAT